TGCACCTGCGGCACCTGCACCTGCACCAACAGCAACACCGGGAATAACAAATGTACAGACTAATCAGCCTGTGCTAAATACTAATCTACAAAATATAGCAGATACAATGACACCAATGCCGGGTCAAACACCTGCACCTCAAGCAACTGCACCAGCCGCCCCTGCACCTGCTGCTACTCCACCTGCACCTGCTGCTACTCCACCTGTACCTGCTGCTACTCCACCTGCACCTGTGGGAGATGTTGCTGTTACTAACCGCATAAACCGGCAAGGGGAACCTCTTTCACCTCCTTTGTCTGGAAAGGCAGATGCAAGATATGCACAAATGAGGGCGGCTGGTAAAATGTCGCCCGCCGAACGATTCACTGAAAAAACAGATGCTATGTATGAAGGTTTAGGTGATGCACCTGCTGAACCCGGCCTTCTTGAAAGAATACAGGGTGTTGCACCTGCTCAACAAACCCCCGATGAAAGTTTACAAAGCATGTATGATAAAATTGAAGGTATGCCTACACCACCATCTGAACCAATGAGTGTAGGTTCGGCTAATCAAGCATTAATGCCGGGTGCATTAGATACATCACAAAAATACGGGTATCAACAAGCAGGGGAGCCTCAAAATAGGCAACCACAACAATTTGTACAACACGGTGGGGTTAATACTTCAGTACCACCAAATTATGCTGATATGATAGAAGCGGCTCGACCTACTGCTCAATTAACACCTATTAATAGACTAGAACCTAAAACTCAAAAAGACTTTACTGATGAAGACCCAATTCATGGTTATAGAAAATATCAGGAAATGATGAGAAATATAGGTCGTGACCCCTATGAAGTTAGAAACTCATTTGTTGATATGATATTCAATGAGTTTGGTGATTTATTCCACAAGGCTGACCCGCATGAAGTTGGCTCTATCGTCATGGGATTGTACTTAGATAAGATGGTCAGGTGATTACATGACCGATATGAATGAGTTTATCATGGACATGGACAGAAAGATGTCTGCCAAGTCCTTCCAATACTTCTTCACCGAAATCTTAGGATTTGATTATTCAGACCACCACAAAAGTTGGGATGATGGTTTGGATGAAAACAGATACTACTGTGTTAAAGCAAGTCGTGACCACGGTAAGTCTGTTTTCTTTATGAGTTATGCTTTATGGATAGCCGCCTTTCAACCCGGTACTCATGTAATGATTTTCTCTCACTCTCTTGAACAGACTCTTGAACATATGCGTTTTATTCGTAATAATATAGAAGGAACCCCGATGCTTAGACATCTTATTCCTGAAGGTAGACCTTGGAGAAAAACCTACTTTGAGTTTAACAATGGTAGCCGTATGATGGCTAAATCTACTGGTGGAGGTACTCGTGGATTCCACCCGAATGTCGTAGTATGTGACGATATTTTGTGGGGTACTACTGGTACTGAATTACAGCGTGCGGCTGATTGGTTCTACGGTGTATTACTTCCTGTACTGCATCACACAGGTAGATTAATGATGGTAGGTACACCGTTCTCGTATAACGATTTATACTCTCAACTTGAGCAGACTGAAACATTTACTGTTGAAACTTATCCGGCTATTAACGAGCAGGGTGAGGCACTATGGCCTGAAAGGTGGGATTTAGATTCTCTTGAACATAGGCGTTTATCTATGCCAGCGATACAATTTTCTCGTGAATATCTTTGTGAACCTATTCACGATGTTGCGAGTATGTTCCCTAATACAATATTAGAAAGTGCCCGTAACAAAGAATTGGTTCTACTTGACAGGGCTGATACAGAGTATAACGAAGATGGTGAAGCGGCGGGTGTATTCGGTCAACACTTCATAGGTTGGGACACAGCAATTGCTTCTGATAAGAATGCTGACTTCACTGCTATGTTGGTACTTCGTACTCCACCGGAAGATAATCTAAAGCAAATTGTAGGTGTATTCCACGAAAAAGGAGTTGGTGGTTTAGCGCAGAAAAAGCAGATTCTTTTGATGAATAATCGCTTTCAACCTGATTTAATAGAATTAGAAGGTAACAACTTCCAGCGAATGTTTGCCGCAGAATTACAAGAGATGAGGAATGATATTCCAATTAAGACATTCATGACTACCCGACAGCGCAAAGAAAGTATGTTTATGTCATTACTGATGGCATTTGAGCAAGGGCAGATTCAAACTCCGTATGGGGATAAAAGAAGTAGAGAGTTTACTCACAAATTAGAAACAGAATTGAACCGCTTTGGTATGCAGAAGAATGGTAAGTTAGAGAGTGTAGGTACTCATGATGACTTGGCTATGGCGTTAGCACTTGCTAACTGGGCTACAAAGGAGTTTAAGGGTTCAATAGTATTACTCGATGATGTAATGCCCGGATTTGATGAATGGCTAACCGGCAAACCACATAGAAATAACACAGATAGTTTAGCAGATGGATGGATGATACCATGATAAATATGGATTATGTAATGGGCTTTTTGAAAGCGAAGGGCGAAGAAGAAAAACCAAAGAAAGGTGGAATGATTATGGTAATTACTGTAGCCAAACCCAAAAAAGTCGCTGTTAAAGACAAGGATAAGAAGAAATAGTTTATTAAAGAGGTCAATTGAGTGGTCATTATGTGGGGAAGTATGTTGATAGGTGATGTCTACGATTCGCCCCTCGATGTAACTGACACCTTTTCAAAAATGGTTATTCAAAATATTTCACAGCACCCTCATTTTCAAAACCACATTATACCTTTAGAATCATCTACAATATTCAAAAACACCCATGTAACCAAAAAATCATTTCCTGAAAATGGAGATGGTTGGTTTGAGTCCCATTACGGTAAGGATGCTAATTCTATTATCCGTATGTGTAGAAAAATGCGCCGCCATGATAAGTCTAACAGAAATGATTATGACAATATAATAACTGATATTCGTACACTCAAGGCTATGGAAGTTGATACTACTATCAAAGGATTATCGTGGTCTGAAGGATTAGATGATGTCATAAGAAACATTGGTCTTAGTGACAAGACGCTTAAATCTCTGCGAAAGTTTGGAGAGGCAAGAAGCGTGAGTTTACAAAAAGCCTGTCAACAGTATCTAAAAGCAATAACGGTTTTACAACATATTAATGATAAATCTGATTGGGATTTAAATGACCAAGAAAATTGGGTTAATGCATTAGGCTTAAAGAAGGATGCTCAAAAATCATGGAGAAACACATTAAATCAAATTGATAACTTATCTAAGAGTGATGTAGATACTCTATATTTTACTTCTAAACTTCTTGAGGAAGAAGGTAACTTGAGTAGCCGTGAAATTGTAAGAAGGGGTCATGGGACTATTTGTAAATCTATGACTCCAAGTAAATTAGGCTCTTTACTAAAAATGTACGGAGAAGAAGTCGATGTTTATAATGGGCCAACAAGAGGTACATTTGTAAAAATGGGTAATACTGGTCTTATTATCAAAGACATTTGGGCATATACAGCAGGGTTTGTAGATGCAGATGGTAGTATATTTATTTCAAAGCGTGGTGACCCTCGTGTTACTATTGTTGCAAGCGGTGCTGAAGGAAAAATGCATTGTGAAGATTTACAAAAGTTGCTTGAATGTGGTCGTCTTGTATCTGACCAAAAGTTAGCAAAGAATACTGTTAAGCCAGTACACCGACTTATTTTCTCTTCAAAGGATTCTATTCGTGCCTTGTTAAAAGGTATTCTTCCTCATCTAAAATTAAAATCTTTACAAGGTAGAGCGGTAATGAATTACATTGATGAAAAGGATTCGATGCGAAAGAATGAATTATACCAACTTGTAACTTTTAATAATTGGAAAGAGCATAAAAGTAAGGCCCAATCTCTTCTAAGTGAGTGGGACTCGGATGCTGATACCATAGGTGGATATGCAGAGGGATTGTGATGGCAGACGAAAAGGGAAGAATTAGTAGATTTTTAAGTGCCCTTGGTGGGCCGTTTAAGCGTAAAGAGTCACCTACTCCTACCATGCCACTTTGGACAAGTGGTATTCAGGAACCTGTAATGGCTCAAGGTATTACTATACCTGCACTATATGCAGTAAGTAATGAATCTTTAATTTTACGCACAGTACTTGCTAAACTAAAACAAGAAATGTTTAGAAGAGGTTTTTACTGGGAAAAGAAGTTTGCTCGTAAATGTACTGTTTGTGATGAAGAATATCAAAGCGAAGTAGAAAATTGTAAAGAGTGTGGCGGGGCAGTAAGAAAACCTGACCATGATGAATTAACATACGCTAGGTGGCTTCTAAAACAAGAAAACAGTATGGAACAGTCATTTCTACATGTATTAAATGAAATTGAAGCAGATTTAAATGTAGTAGATGATGCATTCATGATTCTTGTAAAAGAATATTTCATTGACCCTAAAACAAAAGAAGTTGCATTCTTCCGTGTAAAAGAAATTATGCGTGGTGACCCTATCTTTATGCGTATTGTTGCAGATAAGCGTGGGGTTCGTGGTGGTCGTTACAAGACCTGTTTAATTCATAGAGAGGAAATAAAAACCAATGCTGAAGATGATTCATGTGAAGTATGTGGTGCTGAATTACATGATGTACATTATGTAAACATGGCTGGTTCAGGTAAAACTCAATACTTTACCCAAGGAGAAGTATTACATGTAAGTAAATATACTCCATCTAAACTGTATGGTCGCTCTCCCGTTAATACTATGTGGAGACAAGCAATGACACTTACCGCTATGGACAATTACATCTATACTGCATATCAAAAGCGAAGAATGCCAAAAGGTATTGTATCTGTAACTACTGATAACCTTGAATCTATGAAATCATTTTGGAAGGCCGTTGATGAAAAAATGGAGCGTGACCCGCACTATATTCCAAAGGTTGGTATTGAATCCGCTACAGGTCGTGGTGGTGTAAACTGGGTCAAGTTTATGGACACACTTGAAGAAATGCAGTATATTGCTGTTCGTGATGAAATAAGAAATCGTATGGCCGCTTTCTTTGGTGTATCAAGCGTTTTCATGATGGATTCCGGTAAAGCCGGTGGACTAAACAATGAAGGTATGCAAATACTTGTTACAAATCGTGCAGTAGAGTTTGGTCAGAAAGTCTATACTGAAGTATTATTCCCACGCCTCCTAAAGCAAATGGATATTAGTGATTGGAAATTAACTCTATATCCAAATGAAGAAGAAGATGAAGTTACTCGACTACGCCGTGATGAGCAAGAGTTGAATGTTGCACAGCGTATGGCTCAACTTGGATTTGCACCTGAATTAATTGAAGATACTGCAAACCGTGATATTCGCTTTACTTACAAGCGACCTGAACCTCAACCTGCTCAACAACCACCACCTCCGGGTGGCGGTATGCCTCCGGGTGGTGGTATGCCTCCGGGTATGCCTCCGGGTGGCGGTATGCCTCCGGGTGGAGGAATGCCAATGGGTGGAATGCCGCCTATGATGGGTGCGGGGCCGCAAATGCCTCCACAAATGGCTAACCAAATGATACCGCCACCACAACCGGGAGGACAGGGTATGGGTATTCGTAATCGTGGCCCTGCGGCACCACAAAGGCGCACAACATTAGGAAGCGGTTCACCAATTTCTAATGTCCAACAAAGAGGCCCACAACCTTCACTTCAACAAAGAACTAGCACAGCGATAAGAGATGCGAGAAACCTAAGAGGTGCATAAGTCTCTTAAACAGGTAATACATGAGAGTAACACAGCAGGGATAAATATGGACTTAATAAAAATGCATCCTATGGCAAGAAAGATGGAACAGGCACAAAAAGCGTTTATTGATGCTTTAGAAAATGGAGATGGTAGTTTAGCCAAGCAACACTTGACTGAAGTACAAAAGTTAAGCGATTTCCTTGCTGACGATTTACAGGGTGAAATTACTAAAGGTGATGTAGTGTCTCCTACTGGGCCAAGAGATATATTCGCTGGCGGTGTTCCTGTATTGAAGTTTGAAGAACCTAAGACCAATGCAATTGCAAAAGGAAACAGGCTTGGATTTACTTCTTCACAAAAACATAACAAGAATTACAAACGCTCTGCCGGTTCTTACGGTAGAAGAGTTTGAGGTGATACCATGACTGAATCTTCGGATAATGCGGAAAAGTTAATGGGTGTACTTATTAACAAAATGGAGATTATGGACACCAACTTGAATGTGATTAAGGCTGAAAATGCGGCTCTTAAAAAGTTGATTAACAACCCTCAAGCACTATTGCGAAAAATGGGTCTTGTGAATGTAACTACTCCATTTACAGATGATTTACAAGTAGACCCGTTTAGAGGCGATATGGATTTATCAAGTGGTGTTATGAAATCTAATAAACAAAATGTTACTTCAATTTCAAATGAAGAAATGCACAACATGTCATGGGAGGATATTCATGACATGGCAAACGACGCAAGAGGTGTTGCACAATGAAACCACGATACGACGAATCACCGTTACTAAACAAAGCAATTGAATTAGAGCAAAGGATTAACCGTATAATTAAAGCAAAATCTTGCAAAGATTGTGGTGAAGAGCCATGTAGTTGTAAAGACTGTCCTGAATGTGGTGGCAAGATGGCTAAGATGGGATGCATGAAAATGGGCTGTGGTGGAAAGATGGCTAAAGCAGCAGATTGTCCTAAGTGTGGTTCTAAGATGGCTAAGATGGGATGCATGAAAATGGGCTGTGGTGGAAAGATGGCTAAGGGCGAAGAAGCAATGGCAACCCCAAAACCCATTCCTAAAGAAAAAATTACTGATGTAAACCCTCAACTATTTACTGAATCCGGCGGTCAAACTCGCACTTCATATTATACCTCTAACGGTAAAACTATAGATTCTGAAGATGGGAAACCGAAGAGAGCAAAAGACAATAAAAAAGTAGACTTAGGTAAACTCGGTGGTCGTATGAATCCTCATGCTGGCACTGGTGTTGAAAGAGAGGATTCTGCTGGTGACGGTTCATCGCAGTAGGCGGTGAATAAATGTCAACACAACATTTCGATATTTGTGCAAACGAATTATTGAAATCTCTTGGAGATGGGATAGACCTTCGTAATTCTGCGGCTGAATATATTATTGCATACGAAAACACTGATGTCCCAACTGACATAGTGTACAAGTCGTTAAAACAAACGGCAGAAGAAATAATCCTGAAAGAATCTGAAAAAGATAAGAGAGAAAAAGATACGGCGAAGCAAGATGAAATAAATGTTTATCGCCCCGGAGAAGGATATTTACTTTCAAATCACCACACTCACGGAGAGCCTACTCGACATGTTTGGATGGATGGCTTACAGAGTCCTGAAAAAGCCCACAATAGATTTGCTGTTTGGCCTTACTTTAATCCTAAAAGTCCAAAAAGCGCATACCAAAAACATCATTTTCCCTTTCACGAATTAAATCACCCATTGAGAAGGCAACACGCTGAAAGCGAAATGCCTCACTTTGTTGAGATGCTACGCTCTCATGTATTTAATGGGCACATAGAAGAAGAAAGAGAGTTTGAGAAAAATCTTCTAAAACATCTACCTTCAAAACATTCTCTATTAGCAGGTTATCAAAATCCTAATGATAAAACTAAACAAACTAAATTATTAGGTAATGTAAACACACCTAAGACACTTAATCGTCATCAAGAAGATTTTTACCATCGAGATTATAACCGTTGGAAAAAAGAAAACTCACAAATGAGTGAAGAGTTTATCGGCATGGGTTTGAATGCTTTAGAGGCAGAAGAAGCAATGAGACACGCTCACTTTAACGATAGAGCAAATGATTGGGTTTCTAATGAACATGATGTTAGTGGTAGTGATTATATGGATGATGTTGAACATCATCCAAAAAATCTTGGTCATCGTGCATACATGTACGGTCTTGAATGGTTTACTCCCGAAGAGCGCACTGCTATTCAAAAACACATAGAAGAAAAAGGAATAGACAATCATGATGAAATTGAGTTACCTAATGGTGAAAGAATACCTTCAGCCCGTTTAGCATATAATAAACTAATGAGAATGACCCCTGAAATGAATTGGGCAATTAGAGATATAGGAATGGGCGGAAGAAACTCACATTACAGACAGGAATCTAATGATACTGATTATCATAATCATGAAGATGACAGATTTTTCCAACAAGCATTAGGTGAAGTGTCTCATACTCCTATGGATGAATTAGGTGAAAGGTCATTTGCAGACCATATTCTTGAAGATATAAATGATGAGCATGTAAATAGCCGTGAAAAGTTAGGACATAATAAACTAAGATTTCTACCTCGATTACGAATAGGAAAAAATCCTATGAAAGAAATGGGATGGGAAGATTTACGAGGTGCATCTAACGACCATTTTAGAACAGTTAAAAGAGATGGAAAATTAGGAGCAATAAAGCACAATAAGGATGTTAATAGGGTAAGAATGACTAAAGAAGATTTACTTTATTTGGCTGGATATGACCCTTCAAATCGCCAATTATTACAAAACCATCCTATTCATGGAAAAATAGATGGCCCTATAATTGAAGATAGTATGGTAGATTATATTGCAAATATGGCAAAAACTCGTGGTACTTTACAGTCACGAATAAAGGATTTCCGTAACCATCGTGCCTTATTTACTGCGGCGCATGGCCCTCACCCTGAAGAAGAAAAGCCTGATTATTGGAAACTATCTGAAGATGGTAAACATACATATGGGCCGGGTAAGTTTTGGTCACAACCATTCCAAAGTACAGGTGGAGGTGGTATGACTCTTACTACTTATCTTGAAATGATTCACTCTATTGCCGCTAATGAAGATGGTGTATCAGATTTATTTGATGTAAGTGACACAGGAACAGAATACCTTCATCCTAATGAAAATAACAAATCTATTGCATATCACTTTATGCCTGAAAAACAAAAAGCACATGGTGGTTATGATAGGGAAAAGAAAAAATATATTTATCATTCTGATGCCATATCCTTGCAAAACTTACTTTCTCCAATGAATGTAAGTGTACCACATAAAACAGATGGTGGTAGTTTACGAGAGGGTTTAACTGATAAGAATAATTTTGCTGAACACAAATCTTCACTTTCACCACAGTATGAACATGAAATTAGATTTACCAGTAAAACCGATAGAAAAAAATATGGTAGTCATTTAGAGCCTAATCAACGCTTTATTACTCAAATACCAAATATGACATTAAGACATGAAACACCTTTTGGTGCCAATCCTTCAGATACTCATATTCATAATGGTGCAAGAAATAGTTGGTTTTTAAATGAATTAACTGGTAGAATAAACCATCCTAATCAACCAACACCTAAGTCAATTGTAAAGTTTAAAGATTACATGAGAGGCGATAGTGGTGTAGGTGGGGAAAACTCTCGTGAACAGTTACAAGAATTACTGGGTTGGGGTATAACTCAACCTAATTTTTCTAATATGAAAAATCTGTTTATTGATAACCCAAATAATAGAATGCCCCTAAAAATTGTTAATACAATAGCAAAGATTTTAGAAACTACTAACCCTAAAGCAATCCTACATTACTTAGAAGGCGATGACCACCACGAATTAAAATCAGCGTTAGGAATGGCTCAAACTGCCGAATTAAATAGAGATGAAATTAAAAACACATTTGATGATACAATTGCATCTCTTAATTTTGAAAACCAGCAAGCAAAGCGTACTCAAAAGAATAATACAAGAGCCACAAATGGTGTTCATGATGCGATAAACAGAATGGTACGAGTTGGCGGTATGTTACCATCTCTTGAAAAAGAATCTGAATTAACAGAATATTTGGATAGTCTAAATTACAAGTTTATGGCTTCGACTAATCCTGAAGAAAAAGAAATGATTGCGAATCAAATGACAGAAGCAGAGCAAGAGTTATCTGCTGTTCAAAGAAAGAGTATGCAAAGTGTTTTGGGTAAAAAGCAAAATAATTATTGGACTATAGAAGCAAACACTAAACACGATTTGGCTAAGTCTCATAGAAACTTGGTAGCAGAAGTGGCAAGAGATAAAATCATTCCAGCCATGATGGAGGCAAGACCTGATGCTTTTGACGAATCTAATCCTCAACAGTATATTGATAATACTATGAGAGCATTCCGTGATGCTCAACGATATATCATGACTGTACCACATAGTGTACATGGTTTAACTGCTACAGGGTATGGTTTGTCCAGCGAATTAAAAACTAATCCTAAAAATGACCCATTCCATGCAAATATGGCAAAGCATCTAAACAAACATGGTTCTATGGTAGATGGAAACATGAGTGTAAATGAAGTGTTAAACATGTTAGGAATAGAAAAAACTGCTAACGCCAAGGTTCATGCTCGTAATTTAATTGAAGAAAGTAACAAATTAAACAGTCCTTTGGCTGTATCTACAATTAAAGATATTATCACACATGGTAATATCAAGGATATTCGTGGTGTAAATATAGAAAGTTTACACCATGATGAAGAATTAGCAAATAAAAATGAAGATGAATTATCCGATGAAGAATTATTTTACCATAAGTTACATAATAAAGGGTATCACAATGCTTTGTTTGAAAGTCAAAAAGCATTCAAAGAAAGTGATTGGAAGGGGCATTTTGCACACGCTATACCACGCAGAATGATGGGAATGTTAAATCCTCAACAGTTTGATTTTAGTATGCAAGCCGCAGGTATAGGAATACTTACATCTGATGTACACGGAATGCAAAACTTATCTGCTAAAGGTAAAGAAAAGACTTCAAAACAAACAAGAAATTATCTTGATAGCATTGTACATTTTAATCCAAGTGTTGAAGAAGATGAGTATGGAGTGTTTTCTCCACCAAATGAAGTAGTAGAATCAGCCGGTCTTAGAGATGGGGCTGTCGGCGCACCAAATCCTAACAATCATTCTATCATGGACACTTTTGATAGTGGTGCTTGGCATGGTGGACATGAGTGTTATCCAAATGTAGGTTGTGAGTTTGATTCAAATGGTAATATAGTAGCAGGTACTAAACCCGGCCCCGGACTATTTTATGGTGTACCTGAAGAATTACTTGATGTAGCACACGGTAAAGGTAATTGGAATCAGGCTTGGGAAAATGCACCACCTCCACAATATACACTTCCGCCATTTTATTCTATGGATTATAATACATTTGAAGCGGCAAGCGATACTCCAACTACTATCAACATGAGTGAGATGACAGAAATTATTACTTCATTACTTGACCCTGATGTACTTCTAACAAAGAGTGATGAAGCCACATGGTCACCACCAGTTAGACCAATGCATCGTATATTCGATATGAAAGACCTTGAACACCTGAAAGGGTTTAGTGGTTCGTGGGTTGTAAGTAAGTGGTATGATGGTCAAAGAATTATTATTGTCCGTAACGATGATGAAGTAACTGCTTACAATGAAAACGGCAAGAAAAAAGGACTTCGTAAAACCACTAAAGAAGCATTAGAAAAAGTTAATGACAAGAATTACACTATAGATGCGATTCTTGGAAAAGAAGAATTGAATATTATTGATATTTTAAATTATGATGATAGTAATATTTCAGATATGCAGTTGTATGAAAGACTGAAAATATTACGCTCACAGTTTGATAGCCATGAAAATGTCATAGTACCCGGCCCGCACGATACAAGAATGACAGATGATGAAGGACTTGAAGAATCTGTAAATAATCTGAAAGAAGAGCATGATAATATACTATTAAGGGACAATAAATCTACTTACATGAAGGGAGAAAGGAGACATCCTAAATGGGTATTATATCGTAGTAGTAAAGATTACAACTTTATTGTGCTTGATAGAAGGGGTAAGGGGCCATATACCTATCAATTAGGTGCAGGGCCAATAAATCAAGGTGAAGATTTAGGAAATCGTGCAATTGAATATAAAGGTAAATATTACATGGATGTAGGTACAGCACATAACCAGCAAAGAGTATTCAAGATTGGTGATATTATACGAGCGTCTATTACTGGGGTTAGTAAAAAGAACCGTAAAGAGCGTGTAGTTTACAATGTACAGTTTAAAGAAATAGAAAGTGAAGGAGAAGGAGAAGGAGCCGCAAGCGTAGAATCTCTTGATTTATTAACTAAATCTTTCGCACCTATTCTAATTCCTCATGATTTGGAAGTAAATGAAAGTCATATTCAAATTATCATGAAAGATTTAGATGTGGTAAACTATTCCTATGAAGAGTTAAATGGTGCGTGGGTGATACATTCTCCTACAAGTGCAATAGGTTCTCTAAAGAAAACAGATTATCCTGTGGTTCTTGCTGAAAGCCTACTACCGTTTTGGTCATCTGTTGCACCCCTTATGATTTCAGGTAATATAAGAAAAGAAACTGAAATGAAAATACCTGATAAACCTTCAGGAGAACGCACAGAAAGGCAAAGCGGCGGAGTAATTGAGGAAGATGATGAAAATATAATTCTAAAACCTGTAGATAAAAAGAAGGCTTTGGAATTAATTGTGCGTACTTTAGATGCAATATCAAAAGAAAAAATGACTTGGACGGGGCCGAAAGGACTTGGAGTTGATGTTGGAACACCTCAAGAATCACCTCGTGGCCCCACTAAGTTAAGAAACGAGGCCACCCTTCCTGATTTCGATGGCGATAAAAAAGATACTGGTAAAAGTAAAAGACCTATTAAGGAGCCACTGAACCACATAAAAGTTCAAACCGATGAAGGGGAAAATCTTTCTATAGACTATAACAATGGACAGCCAATTATATCTCAAGGCTAAGATTAGATATAAATACCATTACAAGTACTTCTTGAAACAATGTTGGCAATTCAGCGACCTACCGACGGTATCTCTCTTCTCAAGAGTGGTTCCGATTTAGTAGTTGCTGGATATGCTTCTGTAGAGTTGGTAGACAAGCAAGGTGACTTGATTACACAAAACGCATTAAACAGTGCTTTTGGTAACTTTATGAAGAGCGACAGATTCCGAAATGTACAATTAGCACATTCCAATATACAAGTAGGAGAAGTAATTGACTCCTATGTAGACAACAATGGTAGAATGTGGAAGTCCGAAGTGGACAACACAGGAATGTTTGTTGTAGTTAAACTCCGTAACGACATAGAGAAGGCTCGTGAAGTAGCCGCCGAAATCCGCAAAGGTAACCTTCGTGGATTTTCCATTGGAGGTCAAGCATTCAAAAGAGTGCGAAGGTCTGATATGGAAAAGGGTGACTACCAAGAGATTTCAAAAATGGAGTTACATGAGATTACAATTTGTGAAAAAGGAATTAACCCTGAAGCACAATTTCGTATATTGAAGGAGGATAGAAACATGACAGAAACAGACATGGCAGATATAATGAACAGACTTGAAAAGAGGCTTGACGAAATGGAGAAAGGTGAAATGCCACCTGCTCTAAGAGAAGCAATTGCTGATAAGAAAGAATCTAAAGGCGATAATGAGTCTAAAGAAGAGAAAGAAGAAAAGAAAGAAGAGGTTGACGATATGAAAGAAATGGAAAAAAGCGAATACAGCGATGTAATTACTTCTGAATACCTTAGTTGGATGGAAGGAACACTAAAATCCGCAGGTGTAGATACCGGAGCAGCAAGACTTCACTTCGACCAAATGGAAAAATCTCAAATGGGCGGATTCGATAATCCTGATGCAGTTGACGGTGCTGACTACTTTGGTGGTCAAGTCCGTGGCCGTGGACAGGAAAACGGTGGCCCATCTACTGGTGCTATTAATGCAATCACTTCCAGTGGCGGCAAGACTCCATCAGGCGCACTTGGCCCAGTTTCAATGGCTAAGGGTTACCTAAACCACGGAAATGTATCTGATAAAGATATTGAGGCGGCTTACGAAGTTTACAAGGCGGCTGCTACAGAGCAATCATTCCGCAGTGACCTTGAAGGACACTTTGCAAACAGATTTAGCGGTGAAGTACAAATCGCAAAGGCAAACCAAGAAAAGGCGGCATTTGATGCACGAGAGCCACTTGGACAAATTATGAAAACTCTTGAAACTCTTAACGAGCGAATAGACAACATAGGTAGCGGCGGAGTAGCAATACAGAAGTCTGCTGCATCTAACATCGAGATTCCTTCCACACAGGACTTGGCAAACATGGGTTGGGATGAAGTTCACGCCCTTGCTTCAAGAACAATGAGGGGAGAATAAGGAAACATAAAGGAGAGATGAAAAATGGCAAGAGATTATATCAGGAACATTCACGACATGGAACGCTACTACTACGGTGCTGGCAACGCTATGGGTTATTCCTACTCCGGTAGCGAATTACTCAAGGCTGACAGCCCTATGATGAGTACCACAACAGGTACTTATCAAGCAATCTACGGACGCAAAGTATGGAGTCAGTTGAACCAAGAGTTTAACGCATTCTCTATTCTACCAAAGCGACCTTGGGAACGCAGTGGTTGGAGAGTTATCACTGAACGCCCATCATTCACTGTTGGTGGCGGTGTTGCAGAGAACGCAACCCTACCGGACACAACCAAGCCTACCTTCCAGCACATTGCTGCAAAGCCTAAGACAATCGTACACACATTCGATATGTCCGAAACTGCAATGTTCCTTGCTGACAAGGATGACGGACTTGGCGACATTCGTGCTATCCTAAAGGAAGAAATGGGTAAGCACCACGCTGAACACATTAACAAGATGCTAACTACAGATAAGGCTACAGTTGCGGGTAACGATTTTGAATCGCTTGACCGTGTAACTGTTGGTGCATCTGCATCTACTAACGAGGATATGTATTCTATTGACCGAAGTGCAAACTCTTGGTCTTTGGCAGAACACGATGAAAACAGTGGTACTGACAGAACCCTTTCACTTGACCACTTGGACAGTCTTTTCCAAAAGTGTTGGACTCGTGGTGGTAATCCAAAGGTTATCCTAACTGGATATGATACCTTGATGAGACTACAGCAACTTCTACAATCTCAACAGAGATTCATGGAAGAGAAGAGAGTCACACCAACTTACAACGGCGTTAAGGGTGTACCGGGTATTGAGGCAGGGTTTATTGTCGCAACATACAACGGTGTACCAATTATCCCTTCCAAAGATGTACAGCCTGACACACTAAGCAGAATGTACTTCCTTGACACAGACTATCTATACTTTAGTACAGCAATTCCAACACAGTACTTTGAGTCCGGTATTGAAACTGGTGACCCGTTCGCTATCAACCGCCTTGGACAAGAAGGAATGTACCGCACTATGGGAGAGTTATGGACTACTTTCTTTGGAGGTCACGGTTCAGTCCGAGACTTGAAGTGAGGATATGGAAAAAATAATAGGAGATGAATTATTATGGTAGCAACAGTAACAGTAGTAAGCGAAGGCGTAAGCGTTAAAGTAGATACACCAAGTATCACTGGAATGTCAATTATAGCCGATATAGATATGAGAGTAGGAACTCCAATAGACCAAACAGCATGGCTTGACGGCGGTGCTGCGGCAGGTTCATACCCCGGCGCACTTGACGGATTTCAAGCAAAGAACAGTAATACAACTAATGCACTTGGTGGCCTTCGTATGTTGGTCCTCAAGTTTAACTTAGAAGATGCTGCAATTTCCGTAATTG